TAAATGGGGTGGATGAGACTACAGTTGTCGGTGTGCATGTTGACCCTCTTACCTCCGCTAGAACGGCTAAGGTAGGTGTATATGATGATTTAACTACCTATCCCTTTGACGGCAAAATAGACTTCCTTGGAGTCTTCGGAGCAGCACTCACTCCAGCTTTCCAGAAGGCATTCGATAAGAGTATATCCGATACCTTGTTATCCTTCACCCTAACAGGTGCCACTTATGGCATAGTAATAGGCAGCACAAAAGTCAAAATTGAGAAGGGTTCAACCTCGATTACCAAGCGCATAGAAGAAAGAAGCGTTGCCAGTTTTAACGTTATTGATGAGGCAGGTTCCGAGAGTTATGCAAAGGGAACAAGAGTATATATTTATGATCCGGATCTGACTCTTATTTTCTCGGGTTTTATTAATAAGCCTAAGCGGACAAGACTGGCCCCGGGCTCTGGGGCTATTCATTATATATCCTGCATGGACAATCATTATTTAGCTGATAAAAGGCTGGCCGTTAAAGCGTATGAGGATAAGACTCTATCGCATATAGTTACTGATTTATTTACGGATTATCTCAGCGATGAGGGAATAACTGTCGGGGAGATCCAGACAGGGCCGACGATCTCCGAGGCGATATTCAATTATGTTCACATAAATGATTGCTTTGATGCCTTGAAGGAATTAAGCGGTTTTATCTGGTATATTGATGATTATAAAAGACTTTACTTTATTGACCGGGCTACTTATGCTGCTCCGTGGGATCTTGATATGTCTACTCACAGGCCGATAAAGAGCAGCGTTTACTTAGATACTGGAAACGACAAATACCGTAATAAACAATATATCCGTGGCGGCCACGGAATTACTGCACAGCAAACAGAAACCTTCACCGGCGATGGCGTGAATGTAGCTTTTACTGTTGGTTATGAAATAGCAGAAGAGCCGGTTGTTACTGTGAATGCAGCTCCGCAAACTGTAGGCATAAAAGGGATAGATACCGGGATGGATTGCTACTGGAACAAAGGGGACAATACGGTGATCTTTACGGCAGCCCCTGGGGCGGTAGCTGTTGTAATAGTTTATTATGGTCAGTATCCTTTAATCGCAGCAGCGTTAAATGATACCTCAAGAGTGGCCAGGCAAACGATAGAAGGCGGGACTGGTTATGTCGAGAGTATTGCAGCGGAAGCTCAGCATACTACCAAAGAAGGAATGTCCGAATCAGCCAAGGCAAAATTGACTAGTTATTGTGTTGATGCCGAAAGGATCAGTTACCAGACTTATGAGCATGGATTAGCTCCGGGGCAATTACAGAATATCACTTATGCCCTATTTGGATTTGCTAGTCACCCGATGCTGATAGAGTCTATTGATATATCGGTTTATGGTCCTCATATCTTATATGATGTGGTGGCGATAACTGGCCCAACGCTTGGGAGCTGGACTCAGTTCTTTAAGGATATTATAACCAGGCAGGATAAAGCTATAAAGATTGGGGATAGCCTTTTATTAGTTCTTTTACTTCAGGCCGAAACCCTGGTTGTTTCGGAGGCGGCAACAGATGAACAAGACAGCTTTGCCGGCGGTGAGGTTAACAGGTCAATAGCCCTGCCGCCTTCCCAGGGTGAATTAGCTAACGTAGAACATGAACGATTAACAGTCGGAGAAACTCCCACGGATACAGAGCATATTACAGAGGACTATGATTGGGATGATGCTGATGCCCTGTTCGGGTTTTTTACTTGGGGATAAGGAGAATATATGGAAACTAAATATAAGGAAAAAGCGCTTTTAGTTGGTAAGTGGAAGTTGACTGCCTATTTTAAAGGCACGAAGATTATAGCTAAACAGTTAGAGGGCCGGAATAGGATTGTCACCATAGGGTTAGGCTTTATCTCAAACGCTTTAATTGATACCTCAGCGGTTTATGATACTGGTTTAACCTATTGTGCTATTGGAACTGATAACACAGCTCCGGCAGCCGGGGATGCTGCGCTAGGGACTGAGTCTGCCAGGAAATCAATCACATCAAGAACTATAGTTGGAGTTGAGTCAACGTTCTCGACATTTATGACTGCAGCAGAATCTACTTTTGCAATAAAAGAAGCAGGTTTATTCGGTGGTTCAAATGCTGGAGCTGGTGCCGGGACAGGGTTGTTATTCTCGCATTGGTTAGTAGCATTTTCTAACATTTTGGGGGTATATGATATTACCCTAGATTACGTTTTGACTCCTAGCTACAGTTGACTATACTCCTTGATTTTGCTATAATATCGGTAATAATGATATGAGGTGTGATATTATGGCTAGAAGGAAATTAGATCTAAGAACGATAGACATTCCAGGGGACATACTACAACAACTCTATATTACCGAGCGATTGACTATAAAGCAAATTGCGGATAAATTGGGTTATTCTGTTACCCCAGTTTGGCGGTCATTAAAGCGACATGGTATTAAATTACAACCTTCCGGAGGACAATACACTTATCAAGATAAGGGCATCACTAAAGCAGAATTAAGCCGATTATATCTAAAGAAGGCATTACCAATAAGTAAAATAGCAGAAAAATTCAATTGTCACCGCCACACTGTAACAAGAGCATTAAAACATTTTGATATTCCAATACGCTCACAATCCGAAGTAAATAAATTGTCAGCACAAAAGAGGGTATGGGCTACAAATGGACATGGAAGAAATTGGCAAGGTGGGAAGTCGCATAATACAACGAATGGTTATATTACTATATGGATGCCTAGTCATCACCGAGCTAGTAAACAAGGTTATGTTTATGAGCACATTTTGGTATGGGAAAAAGCTTACGGAAAGAGAGTCCCTAAAGGTTGGGTAATACACCATCTTAACGGTAATAAAACTGATAACCGCCCTGAGAATTTAGCAGCGATGTCAAGAGCTGCTCACAGGGATTTACCTAAACCATATAAAGAACGTATCCGGCAATTAGAAGCTGAAATAAAGAAACTACAACAGCTTAAATTATCAATTCCTTATAGTTAGGAGTAAATGATGAGCATACAAACAGGGCAAACCGCATTAGCGGCAGATGTTCTCGGGAAGTTAGGTATTGCTATTTATGGCGACGGCTCAGATGGCGATGTTATTATTGCAGCTGATACTGATCTCACAAGGGATATGTATTACGATGATCTGACGGTTAACATTACTAAATATTTAGATACCAAAGGGTTTAGAGTATTCGTAAAAGGAACACTTACTAATAACGGGACTATTAAAAGCAATGGTGGCGATGGGCTTGCAAATGGCACAGCAGGAGCAGCGGCACTTGCAGGAAGTCTTGGTGGAGGCTTGATTGGGGCAGTAGGCGCAGCAGCAGGTGGAAATCCTGGAGTTGCAGGCGCGGCTAGTAATCCTGGGCTTGGTGGCGCAGGAGGCGATGGCGGTAAGACTACGAATCAAGTTAAGGGTGCCGGTGGAGCGGTAACTGCTTCAACTGCAGTAAAGGGCGGTTTTAGGTCTTTACCATTTGCTATTATTCTAAAAGAAATAGAAACCACAGTTGCCAAGATATTAGGCGGAGGTGGAGGAGGAAGTGGTGCAACAGAGGGTGGGTCGGTTAGCGGTGGCGGTGGTGGCAGTGGAGGAACTGTCTGTATAGCTGCTAGAGAAATTGTAAACACATCTGGAATAATACAAGCGAATGGAGGCGATGCAGGCGCGCCTGCCGCAGCACACACAGGAGGCAGCGGTGGCGGTGGCGGTGGTTTAGTGGTGCTGATTTACAATACGCTTGCTGCAGGAACTGAAGAGGCAGCTGGAGGAGCTCTCAGCGCTGAAAATCCGGGCACTGGTGCTGAAACTGGTGTTGATGGTAGCGCTGGCATAGTTATTAAAATAGTAAATTCCGTGGTTTAAGGGGGCTAACGATGCCAAGAAGGATTTGGATTGTAACGGCAAAAAGTGAAGTAACTCAAAAAGTGATTGAAGAAGCTACTGCGAATAATTGCCCGGAAATAGCTCTCGGTATACCGCCGGCGCTATCGGCTGTTCTTAAAGACAAAGACCTACCTATAGCTTATGAGGAGCCTGAATCCTTGGAGAGTGAACCAACTATAGGTATTAAGGAGGAGTTGATTTTAATAAAATCCCGTCTATCAGACCTGGAGGAATTAAGCCCTAAAGTGGACACTCTGGATAGTAAATAATGCGGCTTTGCGATAGCAATATTGTATTAAGGGGTTATGATTATGTCGGATGATTGTAAACTGGATATGATGGACCAAATGGACTTTGATAGAAAATTAGAGGAGATGGGAGATAACCCTGTGGCGTTAATAAAGTTTTTAGCTAGACAGCAATTCGCTACCGGGAAGGTCTTGGTTGCGCATGCTGGAAGGATTAAAGCCGTGGAGCGTAAGAATAATAAAGTGATGGCTATTATCGGTGGAGCCGGAGCAATCATTGGATCTGTCGTAATTGCCCTTATTGATTATTTTACCAAAAACCCGAGTTAATTGTAATTGCCTAATATAATAATGTGTCGAACAAAGACCCCTTTCCCTTCCCCGGGAGAGGGGTTCTATTTTTGTGTCCAAATTCAAGCCCACGGTAAATGGGTTTACGGTAATTCTCCAACGCCAAGGCTATTGCCGCTTGCCATCTTATACACCCAAGGTGTAATCCCTCGGCTTTTGCTTTCAAGAGGGCGTGTTGCCCATCTGAGGACGTGCCTATCTCAAGAATGAGCCAAAGGTGTCAATATCTAATTATTTTTGGAATAAGCCGTAAAATAGATGTTAAAGAGTTGACATTAGTATTATTGTCTGTTACTATGTTACTGTAGGTTAAAGATTAAGAAGGAGTTAGAAATGAACAAGGTGAGAAGAAACGAACTGGAGACTATACTGGGAAAGCTTGAAGACTTGAAAGGGGAAATGGAGATACTGAATGAGCAAGAGGAAGAATATATGGAGAATATGCCGGAATCACTGCAAGAAAGTGAAAGACATGAAAGGGCCGAGGATGCAGTATCTAACATGGACGATGCTATAAGCAACCTAGATGATGCAATCGAGTCAATAACACTAGCAAGCGAATAAGAATAAATCAAAAGGAGAATATCAGAAATGAAACTTACTAAAAATGAACAGGCTAAAAATGCACTAGACTGGATAGGAGCGAGCCAGGGATTAACCTCTAACGAAGTCATCGATCGTAACCAACTCCGGGAGCAGATTCCAAATCACATCGCTGATGATGAGGATGTAGAAGCGATCGCCACAAAGATAGAGCTGATTATCCGGGAGATGTGTTAATGGATAAGGGATTTGAGAAGATGGTATCAACAATAATCCGGGTAAGCCCGGAAGTGGCGGGCCATATCTCGGCTAATGGTAAATATGGCGACAGCGCGGATGCTGTTCTCCGGAGACTGCTCGGGCTTCCAGGAAAGAAGATTAGGGGTTAGAAATGAAAGCAAAGGTTATTAGTATCGTATCAATACTCTTGTTCTTTGTTTTTCTGTATTTGGTTTATCTGCTGAACTTTATGGAAATTTACGGCGTGGCGCAAGAAATAGGTGGATGGGCTATCTTCGGCGGGGTAATGAGTATCTGGCTCACCTTGGGCGGACTAACCTTCCTTCTTTATCGGTGTATTGGGTGGGTATTAAAAGATTAAACAATAATAAGGGCGTTAAATAGTATAATACTTGACATTATAATCACAATTGTTTATAATAAACATTAAGGAGCGTGTATAACATGAGTTATCAAGAAGAGCCGGATTATCAGGCCTTTGATGGGACTTGCCGTAGATGCGGTAAGGCGTTCACTTATTACAATAGCGTTAGGAAGCATCGTGATTTTGAAGTTTGCCGAGAATGTGAGGACGTGATTGCTCCGCCACAACACCCAAATTGCCGATGCGTGGTCAGTCCAGAGAAGGTGCCTATTATTAGCCCAAAGAAGGTAGGCATTTTACTGTTAAAAGGTAAAGCCAAGGATGTTTTCGCTGAGCTGGCATTACTGGCCAGGCTCGAGGCGGAATTGGGGCAGGTCCTTATTAAATTAAAGGCCGAGCTCCAGGATAATACACAAAATTGAAAGGAGTATTTATGGAAGCGGAAGAGATCAAGAAATTGAGGAACCGGTTAGGGTTAACTCAGGCACAGATGGCAATGAGACTCGGGGTTACTAGGACGACTGTTCATAATTGGGAGTATAAGCTGGCAAAGCCGTCAGGTTTGGCCAGAAGGCAACTTGCCCGGTTAGATAGAAAATAATAATACCAAATTAAAAAGGAGCGTGTTCAAATGAAATGTAAAAAGCATGGGATTGAATTCGAGGATACCGGAGGGTGTCCTCAGTGTAATCAAGAAGACGCGGAGATAAATTCTCCGGATAACATTGGCAAGAGGATTGCCGCTGCCGAGGCGGCCGCAGATAGGCTTCCGGGGTTACTCGAAGCATTAGCCGATACCTCAGATCAGGAAGTAGAGAATTCTATTGTTAAGGTCCAATACTTCTCGGAGAAAACCGGGGAAATAAGCACAAGGGAATATACCTATTACTCAGAGAATCCCCTTAATGTGGGTGACGTTGTTATGGTTCCGGTGAGGGATACTACTACTAAAGCAAAAGTAAGTGCTATTGATGTGCCCGAGTCGGAGATAGATGCCTTCAAAGATAAGGTGAAGATTATCCCGGCAACGAGGCGAGTGGAAGAGGTTGTCAGGGAAACACTAAATGGCCCAAATACTGAAGATGACAAACGAAAACTCGCTGCCCATGAAGCGGAATTGTCTAGGTCAATGGATGTTTCTGCCGCCTTTTCTTCAGTAGAGCCTTTCGAGTCTTTTAATCCTGATCAGGTGGCAGAGAATATAAAAAGGGAATTAAACAGCACCGGCGGTGAAGGAGTCAGTCTAGATAATGAGCCGCTTCCTTTGGTTGGACTGACCGAAGCCTTGGCTAAACCTGCGAATGATTATGGGGACGAACTGGCCAATGACTTAAAGCGCTGTTACATTGCGGCCAAGGCCGGCGCCGATGTGACTGTGGTTAATTCATCGGTGCAACAAGACCCCCTTTCCGATGAAGAAGAGGCTCGGATAATGGCCGAAGGGATGCCATCAGAAGTTGTTATGACCAGCCTGTCGATATATGAACGTGATGTAGAAGTTATCTCTCTAATAGAACAGGCCCAAGGGTTTCTGCGTTATGCTGAGGATCGGGTGGTTAGCGATGTTACTACAGTTAAGAGCGCCACTACGGACTTAGTTTTAATTGCCAACACAAAGAAAGCCATTGAATCTAAGCGGAAGGAATATCTCGACCCGGTTAATTCCCAAGCTGCTGATATACGGAATTTTTTCAAGCAACTCCAGGACCCTATCAAGGACGCTGATTCCATTACGCGGAAGAAGGTCTTGTCCTATAACGCCGAGATTGATAGGCAGCGCGCTGAGGCGGAACGCATCGAGGATGCGGCTTATAAGCTGGCCCATGAGCAGGATGTATTAACAGGGGAACATACCGTTGCTTTGGATCCAGTTGATAAACCAGAGCCTACTCCCAAGAAGGTTCAAACTGACTTTGGGAGTTCTAGTAAGTCGGGGACGTGGAAGTATGAGGTAGTGGACTTTGCTCAGGTTCCAGATGATTGGAAGGTTATCGATTCATCGGGTTTAGCTGCCAGGGCTAAGAGCCATAAAGATACTAAACCGGTTCCGGGAATTAGGTTCTATTTCGAACCCGGGCTTGTCGTTAGAAGCAGTTATATTAAATAAAAGGTTGGGGTGAGTTTTAATGGCTGAACTAATATTTACAGAGGAAGAAAAAAAGGCCTCAACTTGGGGCGAATTAGAAGATGAATCACTTGGTAAGGTAATTAAGTCTATAATGTTTCGCATTAAACGATTCAGTGAAGAACGGGAGAAGTTGTATTTTTTATCTGCGGCCATCCTACTTTGTTCTTCAATCGCTAAATCAAACGCTGATAAAGCTACCTTTACAGTCAAAGGCCTTAAAGTCACAGGTAATGATTTTGGCAACTGGAAAGTAACAATTAAAAAAATCAAATAAAAATAAAAAAGGAGCGACAGTAAATGCAAATAACAGTTAAATCATTAAGGGTTATCAAGGAAGGTTTTCAGAGAGATGGCACCACTCCATATAAGTGGTGTTCTGTAATGTCCGAGGATGGAAGTGAGAAAGGAACCGAATACACGACATTCGATAAAAGTGTGCTGGACCTTGGGCCCGGTTCTATTATTGATATCGGGGAGATGAGCGGAGATAAACCTAATCTGCAAATCGTAGAGGGGAAGCTAAAATTCAAAAAGGTGGTTGCTATTATTCTGGGAGCTCCTGCCACTCCAGCTCCTGCCGCCACCGCTCCGGTTCCTACCAGTAATTCCCCGGACATGACGAAGGAAGATTGGGAGAATAAACAGCTCATCGAGCGCGCAAGCTACGAAGCTCAAACTGCTTACAAAGGAATCATTACTCTTGCGCAAGTATTCGTTGAGAAGGATTTTGACCCTCGAGGCGAGAAGTCTTTCATTAAAGAGGAATTCACTCTTGCTATGGAATGGGCCCGGAAGCGGCTTAATTCTACCTTGGGTGAAGTTCTGTCAGGTATGCCACATTTAGCCAGACCAGAACCAGAGGGCAATCAGAAACCAGAGGACAGTGGTGAAGCTGAAGAACATGAACCATTCCGGCATATGGGGGATCTGTTAGCCGCATGTCTTAAAAGAAATATAACCAGGGCCGAGGCTCTCCAAAGGTTGGGAGTGAAAGAAGGGGATTCTATTGCCCACTTAGAGCTGAATGAGGCTTGGGAGACAATCATAAAAGTAGAAGAGGAGCTTCCATTTTAAAAGGAGAGGCGTATGAGCAGTAGACAATACGAATTTTATGCGTTGGTTTGTTTTGGGGTTGGATTTGGGATCTTATCTAATATGTATAAGTTGGAATATTTCCATTATTTGAGCGGTTTTCTCATCGGGCTTGCCTGCGGAAAATTAAAGAAAAAGAAGGAGCGGTGATGAAAGACTTTAAATTAGAAGATATGACCAAGCCAGAGTTAATAAAAATAATAAGGCAAAGCCTTGCCTATCAGCCGACACAAAAAATAATGAGACTTATTAGGTGGAAGTCCATGTGCGAGCAAACACAAGCCCTTATGAATGAGGCGATAAAAGAACAGCAATTATATACTGGCAAAGCGGACATGACGAGTCATAATAGGTGGATGGATGCCCAAAAGAAGTTCGACAAAGGTATTAAATTAGGTGTCAAAGCAGATGCTTTTTGGGAAGAGATCAAGAGTTAGAATCATGAAAAGGTCACCGATTAAAAGAACACAGATTAGTCGCCGGCCAAGCTCCAAGCAAAGGAAGGAGCTGGCCGAGCGGTCTAAGCTCAAAAAAACATTGCTTGAGGAGGGTCCACATGATGAGGCGGGTAATCCCCTTTGTAATCATTGTAAGAAGCTCCCTGACTTTAGGGGATTACAGTTAGTTCACCTAAAGTCTATCGGTATGGGCGGTCGCAAAGGAATGACTACCAGAGAGAACTGCGAAGTTTGGTGTGCGCCATGCCACTTTGGAGCAGATGGACATAATACGGAATGATAGTTATTGACAACCATCGACAATGTTTGTTACAATACTATTGGAGGTATTGTAATGGCATTTAAGAATAATTTGAACGGAAAAAGGTTTGGTAGATTACTCGTTGTTTCCGATTCCGGTGAACGTAGGGATGGGTGTGTTATGTGGGTTTGTCATTGTGATTGTGGAAATGTGGCTATAGTAAGGAGTAGCTCTTTGACAAGTGGAGCCACTGTATCCTGTGGTTGTTACCTTAAGGAACGTCGCGCTGATAAGATGGGAGAGAAGAATATTAATTGGAAGGGCGATAATGCTGGTCGAATTGCTCAACATGCTTGGATACGAAGGCGAAAACCAAAGCCTGCTTTATGTGTTAGGTGTGAGAAGCGGAAACCTTTTGACTTAGCGAATATTTCAGGTGACTACAAAAGAGATGTCGATGACTATGAGTGGCTGTGCCGAAGGTGTCACATGAAAGATGATAAGCGGATAGAAAGAAGGCAAAAGAATGGACAATATGAAAAGCATCCGGAGAGGAGGAATAAAGATGGGGAATGAACGGAGGAACATGGCTAAGTTAAGGAAGCTATTACGCAATAGGGGGATTAATAAAAGGCGCATTCTGGTCCTACCAAGGAATGATAAAGAGGAATCTTTACTTGATATATGTAGTAAGGAAAGCGGTGGGTGCGATAGCTGCAAGGATTTAGTGGAATGCCGAAGGTTATTTGATAGCGTTTGCTAATGGTTCGCTCAATAAAAGTTCAAGGACTTGACATATTATTTATAAAAATGTAGCATGTTATACATAGTTTTAAGGAGCGTAGAATGGCAAAGAAGGACCAATTATTATTTGACGAACATCCTCTCGTAATAAATCCGCAGTTAGCCAAGATTATTGGATTAAACGAAGCGATTGTTCTGCAGCAGGTCCATTACTGGGTAAAGCTCAACGAGAGGGCCGGCAAGAACTTAAAAGAGGATTACACCTGGACCTATAACACATTAAAGGAATGGCAAGAGCAGTTTCCGTTCTGGTCAGCCATGACGATCCGTCGGACCATATCATCCCTGGAGAAGTCCGGTTATCTTATTAGCACTAATCTCAATAAACGGAAATCCGACAAGACGAAGTGGTATCGAGTCAGCCTTGACTTTATCTCATCAGTGAACAGTCCATGTGTTCAAAATGAACAGTCGGTGGGTGTTCAAGATGAACAGTCCACATGTTCAAATAGAGCAGTCCAGGTGTCCAATTTGGACAGAGCGTTACCAGAGACTAACTCAGAGACTAACTTACCAAAGACTAACTTAGTAAAGAGTGAAGGGATGAACCCTTCCCCTATTTCACCTGTTGATATTTGCTTTAAAGCTATGCATATGTTTTACGGTTACCCTGATAAGATGAAACAGGATCCAATACCTAGTTATGGGAAGGAAGGGAAAGCTATTAAAAAAATGCTGGCGCGTGGTTTTTCCTTAGAGCAGATACTTGTTTGCTGGACCGAGAAGGTTAAGCAGCGCGATAAATTTGTATCCATGGTTTGGGTTAATGAGGATATCGCTGGCGCTCCGGCCCCAGCTCTTGTTAAACAAGTTCAGGTTGTGGATAACTTTCATTATTTTAATACAGCTCTTATCCGGAGAATTGAAAAGGAAAAAGGAAAAAGCCTTGACGGTAATGAGCGGCAGCGTATTGCGGATTGGATTAGGGAGAAGTCCAGGGAAGGTTGTGGGATGAGTGAGATATTAGAAGGGAATCCATTCGAGGGGGTGGAAGTATGAGGATAAGGCGATGTGATAATCGGTGCCATGAAGCGAAAGGGACCAGGTGCAAGTGTTGGTGTGGCGGCTTTTATCATGGGGAGAAAGGTGTAGAGAACAGAAAGAAACTCGAAGAAGCCACTCGATTCCTTGAGGAGCATGGGGCCAAAAAAGGAGAGGCTTATATTGACCAGTTAGGGTTATTATTATGAGGGAAACCGTTGAAGAATATGAGGCCAGGATAGAGGCAGAAGTTCATGCGGTGGTATTAGAGGCCGACCCAATACACTGCACGTGTCGATATGTTAGCTTCACGAGTAAGTCAAAGGGTATACGAAACGGTAAACAGAGGTTGCGGCGCAACTGGAAGGATATACAACTTGTGCAGTATAGGGAAGGACTTGTTACTCAATGGCACCGCTTTCCGTTTGATGAATGTGCCACAGAGATATTTGGGGTTAGCGTGAGCCCCGATGAGGCTGACGCCACGCTACGCGAATTATTACCAGAACGAGCTAAGAAGGGGGTGATATTAGTTAAAAATACCAGTGTTGTAAAATAAAAAATTAAAGGAGCATATTTTGAAAAAGAGACTTACGTTAATAATAGTGACAGTTTTAGCACTAATCTTGGGTTCTGCTATCCCAATATTTGCTTATGGGGGTGGCGCTGTAGATGTGGAGTTATCCCCGATAGATATTGAGTTTGAAAATCCCGAGCAATTTGTCGGGACTAATGTGACGGCATCAGGGACGATAAGTGTCTACTCCGATGCGTGGGCGTTAGGGTTATTCGCATCTACAGAAGTAAGCGCAAAGGCTACCTATAAAGTCACTGATCCTGATGGCGATAAAGCGGCCAGGCATACAGTCAAAGAAGATGAAAGCGACCGTGGTTTGTTTTATTCTGACAGTGAGATAGCTTTAGTATATCCCTGGGAAGTTACTTTCATGCTCACGGGGGAAGGAGAGTGGACTGTTAAACAGGTTGGTTCCGGGGATGCGTTCTGGGAAGAAGGCTTTTGGTGGTTTTATGATAGTGGGTATTTAGATGATAGAGCTGTTAACTCAGTGAAATTTACGGCTAACACAGATTTCAGGCCTTACTTCCAGGTCAACCTTAATTTAGGCTGCGATACAGCTCATTATCTCAACGACTATGACATTACTGGAATCGAAGTGGCAGGAGAGTATAATGGGGACCAATACTTGCTCGTAATCCCATATAATACAACGGTAATGCAGCCCGGGGGTGGTCGGTTGAACTTCCTTTATCTTAGTTCTATCGATGGTGATGTAGTAACCTTTGGGGGTGCTAATGTAATCTTCAGCAACCAGTGCACGTTATTCAAGGGGGATGGTGGTAAAATATACCAAACCGCAGATGGTGGGTGGTCTGGCGGAGAATGGATAGAAGTATTGTCATTCAACACGATAGCTGGTGGGATAGCTCAATAATATAATTGTTTACTGGTGCTTTTCGGCTATCGGGGGGTGCCAGTAAACAGACTTAGAAGGATGGGTTATATGATTTATGAATTAGAGATAGGGATGTTACCCCCGGTGGAATATTCTGGGAACTCTCGGGCCCATTGGTCGCAGAGATATCGGGCTGGTAAAGAATACGGCCAAGCTGTGTTTTATTCTGCAGTCGATAAAAAGAACCGTGCTTTGGAAGCTAAGGAGACATTGCCGGTATTTAACCAACCCCGGCTCGAGCTGACCTTTGTATTCTCTGTTAACCGAACCAGAGATTTCGACAATCTATTATCCCGATTCAAGCCTGGGTTGGATGCCTTGGTCCGGGCCGCGGTATTGCCCGATGATAATACAAATAAATTAAAACTTGGCGAGATTACTGTGATTGTGGACAAGGAAAGGGCGCCATTAACGATTGTGAGGTTGGTAGAATGATCGATTTAAACCAAAAAGTATTAAAGGATTGGGCCGCTAGTAATTTCGGGGAGAAAAAAGCGGACATTATGATGTGTGTAGTTGGTATGGCCGAAGAATTAGGAGAGCTCTCTCATTGGGTATTAAAGAGGAAACAGGGTATAAGGGAAGCGGCAAACGGTGGCGATTTCAAAGAAGAGATTGGGGATGCCTTCGCTGATGTGGTGATTTTTGGTATCCAGGCTATGAGTTGTGAGGGCATAGATGCTGAGGAAGTCTTAAGGAAGACAATGGCGGCAGTTCTAAAAAGGGATTTTAAGGCTAATCCGTCAGGTGCTGGATATAGCCAACATAAAGTAGGAATGGAGCAATTATGAGAAATGCTTATCCTTTAATTTGGTGTATACCAGAAGGGGCTCGGGCAAAACTTCTGGGGATGGTTTCAGGCCCCGATGTTATTCCTTCCCCAAGGTGGGTTAAGTGGCCCGACGGAACCCCATTAGTTATTGACAAAGGTATAGACTATAAACCGATCGTTCACACCAATCAAGAAAAAGAACACATCCAATCACATACTGATGCTATTAATAAGATTTTAAGTCAGGCGCCATCCAGGAGTCGCGTATGAAGGATACTGTTTGGTATTCGCCAGGGGAGATTCACTTTCGGAGAGAAGAGATGATCTGGTTGATTAGCTGGCTTGGTTTATTATCTGAAGGAAATTGGCCGCCAGAGGGCAAAGAGACAGGCTACTCAGGTTATCAGAAAAACAGGGGCCACAAAGCACCGTTTGAAACTCCGGCAGAATATGCAGCAGAAGTAAAGAGTAGGCTTAAAACTACATTAGAAGCTGGCGAAGCGCTAGTTGACGAGGTCCAGGGTGGCATATTGAATTATGAAGAATTGTGTGGTCCAGCACGGAGGGTTTTAAATTATATATCAGGCTGGCGGCGGAGAAAAGAGACATATAGCCGGTGGAAGGCGACCCAAGTAAACAGGGGGAAATTTGCCATAAATATATGGCAAAAGGCTTGACAAGGTATTTAATTAAAAAAGGAGCAAATAATGAGAGAACCTATTTATTGTCAGGGGAAGTTAATCGGTTTCTTAGAGGACAAAATATTCAAACAGGATGTGGGGCCGAGGAGCACTTTTAACAACTTAAATTCCAAAGGGATGGATGTCAAGGAAGTCCACCGGAGTTTAAATGGCCGGTGTAATTGGTGGCTGCTCACCTTTTCGGATAAGTCGCAGGTCAAGATTAAGTTTAGTGATGTTGCCAAGGTCGGCAAGATTAAGGTCCATGGGAAGGGAGTCGGCAGCCAGTATATGGTAAATTATAGCTTTTTCGATGATGCTAGACCGAAGCTCCAGTCAGATCTGGATATCCCGAAGGCGGATGTTTGTTATGTCTGCGGTAGCATGGAGAAATGGTTTAGACCGGATAGTAATCTTGGCGGTCCTGGGGAGTGGCTCTGCAGCAGGTGCCACCCAAAACCAAAGCCGAAGGGGGAGAAGTAATGAAATTATTTTGGTTTATTTATTCTGCTTTTATGTGTGTCCCGGCTGCTCTAGCAGCTTTTGTCTATTATAAAATAATGCAGGATGGGAGCGCTATATTCTGTGAACCTGTCACTGTAATAAGAATCTTTGAAACTATATGCGCATTTACCTTTGCCCTATTAGCAGTAGCAGGGTGGATTGTAGCTAGTATATTCTATGTAAAAGAGGACTCAGAGATAGACAAGGCTGCTAAGGCTGCAAGGGAACTAGCATATTCTTGGCTAACTTCTGAGTGGAAAGAAATGGATAATGATACAGCAACATACTGTCGTAAAGATATCGAGGAGTATTTTGGGGAAGCCCTGGCTAAGAAGGAGAAAAAAATTGACTGATAAACATACAGTTCCGGGCGATGCAGGTTATGATTGTAGAGATTTTGAGAAGGATAAGCAGAGGGGTGATTTACTAGCAATACTAAACTGCGAAACAATGATTGAGTGCCCTACTGAATACGATGACCCGTGTGCTGAATGTCGCACAAAGCAAATCCAAGCCCTCTATGATGGGTGGGTATCGCCTGAAAAGTTTGAGAGAATGAGACTTTATTACAGAGCAGAGCGGATAGAACGTGAAGATATTACCACAGAGATAGACAAGGCTGTTAAGGCGGAAAGGGATAGGATAAGGAAAGTGGTAGCGGGGGCTATGCCAGATATTCCAATTAGGTCTGTTGGCAGCGTGGATAAAGAAAATTATGGTAGGGCGATTATTAAAGAAACACAAGAGAAAACACTCCAAGCTATTCTAAAGGCATTATCTAATAAGGAGGACTCTAATGGCTGATAAACCTACATTAAAAGATCAGATATTCAAGGGGGTGTTATGAAGTTACAAGACCCAGAAAGGAGGAAGGAAATGTTACGTATAAGGACTGACCCAAGAGCAGATGCTATCTACATTCGATTACTTGATGAGCCAATAGGCTTCACTGAGGAACTTGACGATAACCGTCTTATTGACCGCACTCTGGACTCCGGCAAAGTTGTAGGCATTGACCTAAGTTCAGTGAGTAAAGGCGTCAATTTGGCTGGGTTACCTGAGGCTGAGGCTATTGGGAAGATGTTGGTAGGTCTTGGAATCAAGGTATATTAATAAGGTAGGTATATAGACCAGATAAAGGGGATGCCTAACGTTTGACAAATTAGTGGGAATGTAGTATGTTATCATTAACCGAAAGGTATGAGGGCTCGGCCGAAAGGTATGAGGGCTCGGCCGAGAGGCCGGGTCTTTCCTTTTAAGGAGCAAGTCATATGGTCAATAAATTATCAGACAAACAGAGATCATTCACCTTGAGGGTATTCGAGGCCAAGCAAGAGCCCGGGCAGATTTACTTCGATATTTATAAAGTCAAGTCCATGGCGGTGGCGAGTGTTTGCGCATCAAAATTGCTAAGAATTGCTAAGATTGATGAATACCTGAAGGAACTCCGGCAGAAGGCGGAAGATGATGCCATTGCGAGGTCTGTCGAAATGCAGAAGACACTAACGCAGATAATTAGGGGGAGGGTCTCCCATTTCATTAAAAATAATAGGATAAGCGTTTCCCTAGGGGACATAGAGACAGCTGCGGTCTCTGAATGCAATACATCGGAAGTTCAAATTGGAAAAGGGAAAGCTGCTCTTCTGATTGAAGTGACAAAGCTTAAATTAAATGACCCGATTAGAGCGATAGACTTACTAGCCAAGCTCCAAGGGTTATTCCCAGGAACTCCCGGAAACGTTATTAATATCGATAACAGCGACAATCGGTCAGTCAATATAGGAGTGGGTGAAGATGCCAAGAGTCAACTCATTGCTGAGCTCAATCGCTTTGCTGGAAGAATCGAAGCGCATCGAGGCGATAAATAATTTAAGCCAGGAACAGGCGCATAAACTTTTATACGATTGGGAATATCGGGCGCGGCCCAAGCAGTTACCCCCTGATTGGCTTTGGTATACATGGTTATTGTTATCTGGCCGAGGTGGCGGTAAGACTCGGGTTGGCGCTGAGATGGTCAGGAAGTGGGCGAAGGCAGGCTACAGTCCTATTGCCCTGGTCGGGCAGACTAAGGGTGATGTCAGGGATACAATGGTGGAGATAGGTGATTCTTCTATCCTTAAGATAAGCCCACCTGATTTTATGCCGGTTTATGAATCATCCAAGAGAAGGTTAACCTGGCCCAATGGTGTCATTGCTATTATCTATTCCGGGGACGAGCCGGAGCAGTTAAGGGGCCCACAACACATGAAGGCTTGGGTTGACGAGCTGGCCAAGTTTCAATACCCCGATGATGCCTGGGCGAATCTTATGTTTGGCTTAAGAATTGGTGATAACCCTCAGTCGGTTGTTACTACTACTCCGAAACCAATCAAGATTATCAAAGAGCTAATAGCTGATAAAACCACCGCAGTTACACGAGGTCACACCTTAGAGAATCGTGATAACCTAAGCCCTACTTTTATGCGGTATATTCTTAATAAATATCAGGGGACCCGCTTAGGCCGGCAGGAGCTGGCCGGGGAAATCCTAGACGATAATCCTGACGCTCTCTGGGAGAGGTCTAAACTTGACGAGTTAAGGGTCCGGGAGACTCCAAAGCTATATAGAGTTGTGGTGGCGGTTGACCCAGCCGTATCGACAAATGCGAACAGCTCGGACACCGGTATAATTGTTGCCGGTATAGCCCGGGTGGGCCAGGTCATACACGGTTATGTTTTAGCAGATCTAACATTAAAAGGAAGCCCAGACCAGTGGGCCAACGCGGCGGTGACAGGATTCAAAACGAATGCTGCAGATCGCATAGTTGGTGAGGCGAATAATGGCGGTGACATGGTGGAGTATACGGTCAAGACAATTGATGCAAATGTTCCATTCAAGAAGGTCCACGCCAGCCGAGGTAAGTATATAAGGGCCGAACCAGTTTCGGCTCTCTACGAGCAGGGCAGGATTCACCATGTCGGGTTCTACCCTGAACTGGAAGATCAACTCTGTGAATGGGTGCCGGGTGACGCATCTCCGGATCGGCTTGATGCTTTAGTTTGGGCCATTACCGAACTGATGCTCGAGGAAGAGGAACCGGAAGAAACAACGGTTGTTTATGACGCCATGCGTGGTGTTAACATGGATCTGTAGCTTACCATAACATTTTGTAATTCGAGACTAAAAGGCACATATCCCCACCGGCGGGATGGAATTATAAAGGGGGACAATATGAAAGCATTAGCAATCGTGGGACAGTTTGTTCAGGTTAGAATCTCATTCATAGGTTTCAATAAGAATACTCAATGGATCTGGGGCAGGACGGATGCCAGTCATAAATTGGCAGAGGTCAGTGTCGCGGTGCTGACATTTGGAGTTAGACTTACTGTAAGGTGGTAGATAAATGCATTCACTGAAATTAAAACCTCAAGAACAGGTAGAGGCTTGGATAGATAGGGCGGAAAATGAAGAGAAGGAATTTACGCTGAGATTAGCTTTAAATTATGCCCTAGATGGCAAAGGTATATATCAACATATTCTAGTTTATTGTTGCCTAGCTATATGTTTTCCAATAGCATTGATAATAAGATTATTCCTTAAGATGAGGGTGTAATGGCGAACTCAGATAACACCAAATTAAAAGAATTAGCTCCGGTTAATGAGCTTAATGCCATCATCCGGGAAGCGACCCAGAACGTAGAGGACCAACTTAAGTTAGAAGATGCAGGGTGGATTTCGCTTGGTTCTCAGACCGCTGATGTTATCACTGGCGGCGAGAGGGTCACTAACATGAAACTCTCCCGGCTCTACGCGGTGAAGGATCCGTTAGGGAAGCAATCTATTAGACTGTGGACTGATTACACCTTTGGTATAGGTATGACCTGGGATGCTAAGGATGATAAGACAAAGAAGGTTCTCGAGGCCTTCTGGAATGCTCCGGAGAATAAGTCGGTATTATCTAATCGGGGGCAAAGGAAGTCGTCAGATAAGCTACTCATCGATGGTGAGATATTTTTCTGTATTTTCCTCGGACCCCAGGGCAAGGCGACTATTCGATTTATCGAACCGTTGGAGATATCGGAGATAGTCACTGACCCGGACGACAAAGACGTGGTTCTTTTCTATAAGCGCTCATGGGCGGACCCACAAGGTAACGCTCATTCAACCGTTTATCGTAGTCACACCAATTTAAAGAATGAGAGAGGCGTTGACTCAGCAGGGGCTACGGTATCAGCAACTGATGATGGTATCGTTTACCATCTTACTTATAATACCACCACACAGAGAGGTAACCCTTTATTGCTTCCTGCCCTGGATTGGATTAAGCAGTATCGAAGGTTTCTGGCATCGCGGATTGCGGTTATACTTGCGTTAGCACGGTTTGCCTGGAGGACAAAAGTCAAAGGTGGGCAGTCTGTTGTTGACGCAATAAAGGCTCAGACCGAAGGTAAGGAAATCGCTGCCGGGTCGCAGCTATTAGAGAACCTCGGATCCGACACTATGCCTATTAAGACAGAATCTGGAGCATCTTCAGCTTACCAGGATGGCCGGATGGTTAAACTCCAAGTATGCGCTTCAGTTGGTATATCAGAGCAGTATTATGGCGATATCTCTATCGGTAATCTGGCCACAGCAAAGACCGTGGAATTGCCAATGCTTAAGATGTTCCAGTCCTATCAGGCCATCTGGGATGGCGCCTACCAGGACATTGACGAGATTGTCCTGGCTCATAACGGCGTGGCCCCGGATAAGTGGTATGTTGACCGGGACTTCCCTGAGATAAATGGAGAGGGAGTTGGTGAAGTTGCCAAGGCGATAGCGGACACAGTTAGCACCTTCCCAGAGCTTGGCGAGTCACCGGATGTTCAGCAGAGGGCTTTATTGAATATCGGGATTGATGATCCGGGCGAGGTGATTGACGCCTTGACCAAAGAGGCGAAGAGAAACCCAACCATTAAGTTACTTAAAGCCGCTAAGGCTTTTAGAGAATCATTAGAAAAAAAGGAGTAGTAATATGGAAGAAGCAACATTAATTTATTTATGGACTCGTGATGGGCAATTCCCTGTGAACCAAGAAACAGAGGATTATATTGAAGGGCAGTTAACGGCAATTAAAAATGGTGGAGAGCCAGTCTTTAGTGATACTGGAAGAGCTGAAATGGCAAAGCGTATAGTTAATAATGTTAAAAAAGGAGTGAAAAAATGAGCACTAGATTTATAGTAGCAAGGGAATTTGCAGAGAAGGATGGGCACGATTGGGATAAATTACCCGAGATGTATCAGAAGGCGTATCTCCATTTTGCCGATACTGACATCGCTACCAGGGCGGCATCTCCGGTCGTTGTTGATGGGAAGGAAGTCAAGTATTCCTGTAAGAGGTGCAAGGACCAGGCATATATTGATGGCATAAAATGCCCTGAATGTAACCCGGTAGGGCTGCCTGCAGAGAAGGTTCACCCCGGGGCCGTGAAGCAGGAGGAAACAGAAAAACCCAAGGAAATCAAAATTTACGTGGCAGATGTAGCAAAGACACTCTTGGCAATTGGTGACATTAACTTATGTGACTCTTGTGTCTTAGATTATCCGTTTTGCGATTCTCCTGATGTTGAATACAGTGGGGAGATAGGGAAGAGTAATATTATCAAGTGTGTTATTTACGATTTCAAAAAACCTGATAGTGAGTTCAAGTGGTCTGCTACAATTGACGGGGATGAACCTGACGCAGATGCTGACGCAGAGAAGGCTAGAATAGAGGCAGCAGAAGAGGCAGAGCATGCCAGGGCAACTAGGAAGTTGGGCAAGGACGAATACCGTTGTTCGAAGTGCTCGAAGCCCGGGAAGACCGCAATTCATAGAAAGACCACAGGGGTTGGGAAGAAACATTTTGAGTTTAAGGTATAAATAAAAAGTAAAAGGAGCGAGCGAAATGGAAAGCAAGGATACAACCAAAGAGATGGGAGCTACAGGCATGGTAATGGTTAAGGCTGATATAGTTACTGGTATGGTTTGTGCCATTAAAGCAACTAATCGGAAGGTTTTGGTAGATACAATAAACCAGTTTACGAATAGTGATGATTTTAAAGGCAAGGATGGTTCGGTTTATCTTCGTGCGGAGTTGTCAGGCGAGCAATTAGGGTGTGAGGGGAGTTCAGTGGATTACGCTACAGAGGCAGATGTCCCATATAAGTCAGTGCCTTGCCCTTGCGGTAATCCTAATCATTGGTTAATTAAATACGACGAGGAATAAAATGAACCATAAATCACCGCCGAAGCCAAGCCCGGATAAAGACCCAAGTATGATTATTAAAGAGGGGAGCGCCATCGGAACGGTAATAGAAGTCATTTTAGTTTTAACTATTGGTGCCATTGTGATTATTGCAGCCGCTTCCGGAAGGCTTGATGCTCTGTGGGGTTAAATGACTTTAATTCAAGAGTTTGACAAGATAATTAATATACTTGAGGCGGAGATTCCGGCCAACCCGGAGAGCCCAAAGAACCAGAGGGCCCGGAGTCGGTTTGAGAAAGTCTTGGCGAAGTATTTCATAGCTTTGTCTAACGCATTTCCTTATCAGAGATTAGGCAGTATTTACAATAAGAATGTTAAGGAGAGTGTTGGCTCAGATTCCAAGGGAATACTCAACCCTTTATTGGCTACATTTAGCAAGCAGCTTAAAACGGGGTTAACCGAACAATTAACTGAGATCTACATCTCTGGTCAAGCGGAGATGATATCTTGGGGGAAGACGAAAGCCGGTATCCCTATTGCTTATGAGGGGCCTCCAGTATCTCAGGCTATTAGTTGGGCTGAGTCTCATATTTCTGAGGCAAAGCTAGTGGATGGGTTGAATGTTGAAACAAGGAAGCAACTCTCTAATGTTATCGCTGATGGCATAAGGAATAAGCGCGGAATCCCCGGGATTAAAAGCGATATCCGTCATAAGTTGGAATGGATGGCTAGAGGTAAGCCTTCTGATATAAAGGGGTTGACATTAGCCTCAAGGGCAGAGCTTATCGCCAGAACTGAGACAGCTAAAGCCCTGGGTCAATCCAGCCTTGATAACATGAAGAGTATGGGTATTAATGGTAAAGAATGGATTACCTCCGGCGATGATAGAGTTAGTGACGCATGTTTAGCCAATGAGGCAGAGGGGGTCATACCAGTTGACCGGGAGTTTAGCGGTGGTGTGATGACTGTTCCTCAGCATCCTGATTGTCGGTGCGTCGTTGCTCCGGCTCGGTTAAAGAAATAAAATGTTATGGTGGCGGAATAGGTAGACGCGAGGGAGTAGACACAGGGATTGATTGACCCCTGACTCTGAGGCTTATCATTCATAGCATCTAGGGTGACTAAGACACCAGCCATTTGAGTCCCATTGCTAATAACCCTTTGGGTTTAGGTTGCAATGGGCAGTGTGGTGCAAATCCCTGGCCATAACTTAGTTTATTAGAGCAGTATGCAAAAAATGCATAATGCTATTTTAAGGAGCGATTATGAACGGCAGATTAGCGAAGGCTATCCGGAAGGCAGGCAAGAAAGACGCTATTGAACGGCTCCGGGAGCTGGCCGGCTATCCATTCTGGAATAGAGTGTTGTTTGCATGGTGGCTGGTATTTGGGGATAAGGGCCACTTAGATAAGAGAGGGAAGCATGACGATTAAAATAACAGAAGCGGTTCATCCTCACGGTGACCATGCTTGTGTTTGCTCTGAATGTAAAACTGAGATAACTGTCGGTGAAGGCATTAAATGTAATACTCAGAAGTGCCCTGATTGTGGTGCTCTTATGGTGGCGGCGCAGGCAGGCGAGAAAAGAACCAAGGAGGCGAGTATGTTAAGTGACAAGGAAAAGCAAAACCTACTCCAGGCGGCATTGACGAAAGAATACGGCCTGGGGGTTGAAACGCCAAAGCCCAAGAGCCTGACTATTGAGGAAGTATTCGGTGATCGCATTATCTACTATATAGATGGACAACTATATGAAGCCAGTTATGAATTGGTTGATAATGAGCCGAGATTTACTGACCCCAGGAAGGTCACTAGCACCAAGATATTCACCCAGGAATCCCTGCAGGAAACATACTCCGAGTTGGTCCAGGAGGCTGGCAAGCGGAATGCTGTCAAGGATGCTTCGAGGGTCCGGAAGATTTTAGCGCTTTGTGAGGAGTTGCTATCATCTGAGAAACCGGCCGAGGCGAAAATTACAAAGGCAGGGAAGGAAGCGGCCAAGGTTTTGGATTGGATTAAGACCCTGGAGGTCATGAAGACCGAGGAAGGTGTTCAGTATCCGGTGGAAGCTTATGCCTATACTCCTGACACTCTCATATCTTCTGGTTGGGAATTACGGCTTTGGGAGAGCACAGAGAAAAAGGTTACCCGGGCACAACTCAAAATTGCTTCAGCCTATCTTAGTGATGGCGGCTTTGCTGGTAAACACGTAATGATCCCCGAGGCGGCTCTTACTAATGTAAAGCGTAGAGTCCGGGAGGGTTATCGTAGCCTTGGGATCTCCGAGTCCGATATTCCCCGGTGGGTTAAGGAATCCGAAACAAGGGAACTGATTAATGATTTTGTTCCTTTGACTGAGGCTAAGTTCGATAAGGGCAGGGCTTCAGTTATTGTCATCAAGCCTGGATTTAACGCCACTTCGGAACGGTATTATCCGGCCGAGATGTTAAAGCGAGATTATGGAATATTTGAAGGCCAGAAAATGTATGCAGATCATCCGACAGATGCAGAGGACCAAGCCCGGCCTGAGCGGTCGATTAAGGATTGGGTTGCTACTCTGACGAGTGTTGTTGTTGACGAGTCCGGAATAGTTTCAGGCGTAGCCGAGATAATCGAGCCGTGGATGATGCTGAAGTTAGCTGCTTTGCGAGATAAGACGATGCTTTCAGAAATGGGCATCTCTATCAATGCAGTTGGCAGCGCGACTAAAGCTACCATTGATGGCAAGGAAACTCTGGTTATAGAGAAGCTTGTCGCTGCCCGATCGGTTGATTTTGTCACCGAGCCGGGTGCTGGCGGAGAAGTCACACTGTATGAGTCAGACAGAAGTCGGGATATCGATTTAATAGAATTAGCAGGGTTGAGGGAGCGGAGGCCAGACCTGGTTTCAGTAATAGAAACCGAGGCCCGGAATGAAATAACCAAGGAGGTTAAAAAGGTCATGGATTCAGAAGCTAGAATTAAGGAATTGGAAACGGAAAATGCTACGCTCGTTACTGAAAGGGATGGGTTGCAGGCAACCGTTACTAAAGAAGCAGAAGCGAAAGCAAAAGCCGAGGCGCAGGCCGCTATTAAAGAGGCCGTTGAGAAGGCAGAGCTACCGCAGGCTTCCAAGGATGTTCTTGTAGCCAGGTTCGGAGAAGCTATAACGGCCGAAGGCATTGAGGAAGCGATAAAATCAGAGATTGATTATATTGCCAAACTTGCCGAGTCCGGGAAGGTTCGGAACTTGGGCCCCACCAAGCCGGATAAAGAGAGTTCAGTCAAGGCTCTCCGTGAGTCATATAAATTGGCACATCCGGAATGGTCTGACGAGCAGTTAGAGACTGCAGTTACTGGTCGCTAGTGTGGCCGATGGTTGCATCCTGAATGCAGCTATAGAGGTTAGAGTAAAACGCAAACTCTAATCTATAGGACAAGGTAAAACGCAAACCTAGATTCCTTATTAAATACTACTAGGAGGTAGTGATATGTGTCCAGCTTATGGTTCTTATCCAATCGCTGACGTAAAAGACGCCGGCGAAGAAATATCCTCGACCTACGAAGGTCGCCACATAACTCTATTAGAGAGTGATTTAATTCACCCTTCCCATACTGATGGGTTTGTAAATAAGGGTGACCCGGTTGTCGCGGCAACTGGAACCCCGGCTCCTGTCGGGGTAGCGCTTAAGAGCGCTTCCGCAGCCACAGACAGGATTGCTATTGATACCGAGGGTATCTGGGTCCTTGATGTAGTTGCAGAGAATGACGACGGCAACGAAGCAGTGGCCGGTGGTGATCAGCTTTATATCAATATCACGACTGCTGTTATCTCGAAAATTAGCAACTCAGTGACACAGGTTCCGTTCGGTTATGCTCTTGGTATAGTGGCAGCCGGTGAGACCAATACCATCGCTGTTAAGGTTCACTTTGACCAACCGCTTACTGGCGGGATAGACGCGAAAGGCGTTGACCATGTCCAAGGAACTGCGGAGGATCCCATTGCCTGGGGAGTTGACGGAAGCCATATTAAATCAAATGTGTTTACCGTTGGTGTCCTGACTGACTATATTAACTATCAGCGAATTCACATGCTAACCACGGACGACATTACTGCCGGCGGTGTTTATAACATCTATTCACGGCAGGATATTAAGCACGATATTCAAAACATGGTTGGTATTCACGCCCTTGGATATGTTATTCCAGACACTCCGGCAGCTCTGGCCGTGAATCAGTTACTTGGTATTAGTGGGCAGGTGTATGTCAACAATCCTGGCTTTACCACAACCATTGGAGACCAGATTTCAGCCGGTTTCTTTACGATGAATCAGTCGCTTACTTCTGCCATAACAGGGACCTTCCCTGCAGAGAACGGTTGGATCAACGGCGTATTCGTTTATATGAACGGCATCGAGCACGACAATGGCGGAAGGACCGCAGGTGTGCATGTTGTTCAAGGTGGCGGTGTTACTTCATTTCCTGATTATGGTATCTATATCCTACAGGAGTCCGAGAACGCATTAGCTGCTATTAAGATTGAATCCAAAGCGATAGATATGTTTGGTATAGAATTTGAATGCGCTCTTGGTTTTGGTTATGTAGCGATGATTCGTTACTCCGGTGGCGCAACTGCTGCCAACTGTGAATATTTCCTGCAATTTGATAATGCCGCAGGAGCAGAGGGCAACACTATGGTTCTGGAAGATGAGACCAACAACGATGCTGATGCTGACTTTGCCATTCGTGTAAGGTTAGCCGGTGATGCTGTTGATCGTGTTATCCGACTCTATGAAGCATAATTAAAATAAACTAAGGAAATAAAAAAGGAGCATATCTCATGAAATTCACAATATCAGAAATCTATAACGTATCAAAACCCATAGCAGCCCTTTCTAAGATAAAGTTGCCTGTTAAGGCCAGCTTGGCTGTTGTTAGGCTAGTAAAGAAACTTGACGGGCATCTTGTTCCTGCAAAGGAATGCGAGAACGGTTTAATATCCCATTACGGAAAACCGCTCGAAGAAGGACCGAACAAAGGAATGGTTGCTGTTAAACCTGGGGATGAGGGTTGGCAGAAGTTCAGCGAGGAATTCGGCGAACTCATGACTCAGGAAGTCGAGATTGTTTTCGACAAAATCCAGTTACCCGAAACGTTAGAGATTGAACCAGGTATCCTGATGGCCTTAGAGAGGTTCGTCAGGATAGTCTAAAATAACAGAGGAGGACTAAATCCCATGGAACTTAAGGAAACATTAAAAGAAATCACCAAAGGATGGGAACAATACGCCGTCCTTAATGGATCCCGGCGACCCGATGATTGGGAGATGAGACTGGCGGAAGCCAATAAACTGATCTACAATCTTGACGGTTTGCCATCCCATCGTTGGGAATACCTAGTTAAGGAAGCCCTGACGACCTCGGACTTCCCCTATTTATTTGGGGACACACTTGACCGGCAGCTCCTGGTTAACTATAAAGCTGCGCCGGCAGTATGGAAGGCATTTACCAAAATATCGACAAACCGCGACTTCAAACAGGCGAGCCGACACCAGATGTTTGGTGGAGACAATTACCTTGATGAGGTTGGGGAGAAGGGCGAGTATCAAGCCAGCCCTCGAACTGAGGCTGAATACAATATTCAGTTGAAGAAATATGGCCGTCAATTCGATATCTCCTGGGAAGCCATTAATTTAAACTAGTGGCATAGTGAAGGAAACTTACTATGAAAAACGCTGTGAATTCGGTGAAAAACTTAATAAAAGTCAATACCGAGCCAAGCCTGGTAGAAAACTACCTTGAAGGTGTAACGACTAGGGTTGAACCTAAAGCGAAAGCTATGGTGATAATTACCCACTCAATAGAGAGTAATCTTATTGAGAAGCGCAGCGCACCCTTCGCGGGTGATGATATAGTCTGGTCTGCATGGAGACATGCAGAGATAGGCAGAAATGACCTATCTATTTTTGGAGAGTTCAACTTTAACATGGCAAGAACGGCAATAAGAAATCAGGTTACTAAGGTGGTTAGCAGATTCCCAATCACCATTAAACGAAACATAGGGGCGAACATGATGAACATCAAGTCTCTGGCTTATCTGGGCCTCTGTGAGTCCGCAAAGCTGGCAAGCGTGATTATCTCTCTTTCTAGCTTTCGCCGATTGTTGGCCCCAGTTCTGTCCTTTATCTCGTTTGATGTCCCCTTTGTTTCTCCAGTGATTAGGGCTTCTTCTAACAGCAGCCGAACCCCAAATCTGGCATTCTTTAGAACAATACTTACGAGGGAATTCAGTTCTCTTGTGAGAAAATGTCTTACCACAATAAGGACACACCTTCGTAATCTCACCAATGTATCGAGGGTTATTCTTGCCAGAATTGACCTTGCTGCGAAGCTTGGCAAAACATTCACGACTGCAAGCCTTTTTAGCCAGAGGGTGCTGGGGCATGGATTGACCACAGATAACGCAAGTTTTAAAGGTTAGTCTTGATATGCTATAGCATTTTCTAGAACAGTATTTGCCGTTCTTATTGGGGAGTTGCTTACCACAAATCAAGCAAATTCTCATATTTATATTATAGTATAGTTGGACTCATTAGTCAATTAACAAACTACTCCAAAAGTATAACAATAACGAGTCAATGATGACCTGGGAGCCCTGAGAGATACTCCTGCGCGATTTGCTTCGGCGGCAACAAGGACAGAGCATCGATTGGTTACAGCTCAGTATTGTTATAATAACGTATTGGCAACAGCCGGTCGTGGCAACTTAACAGTCAACCCGCTTACAATTGCTAACTTGGAGACTGGTATACAATGGTTTGCAGGTCGGACCGATCCTCTTGGCGAGCCTATTCCTACCAGGCCAAAATATTTAGTAGTGGTGCCAGGGCAGGAAATGACAGCTCGGGCGATTCTAACATCGGCAAGCAAGATGGGCCTAGCTGGCGCGACAACGATTGCCGGCGCTCCTGATGTTTGGGTGCCTACCACGAATGTATTATCCCAAATGGGGCTCGAGTTAATCGTTGATCCAGTTGCGGCCATACTTAACGTAGCGGCAGCGCATCCTTTGACTGCTGCAGCCGGTTGGTATTTATTCACCGACCCGAAGGAACTGGCAGTTCTGGAAGCCGCACATCTTCGCGGTCATGAGAGACCGGAAATCGCCATGAAGGCAAGCGACAAAGTAACCGTTGGCGGAGCAGCCATCGACCCAATGTCAGGCGATTTTGCCACAGACAACATATTCTACAGGGTCCGTTTACCCTTCGGTGTTACTACTCTCGATTGGAGAGGATTCTATTTCGGAGGTTACCTGGACTAATTTCGGGTATAACTGGACTTTTAGTCCGTATTAATACCGCCCGGTCAGGAGTCTTGGTTATGCTCCTTTCCATTACTCTTGGCCGGCTGATAAATTTGGAGGTTGAAATGTCAGATAAAATTGTTGTCAATGTAATACCTAATATAAAGGCCGTGGACTTGGGTGATGGAACTTACGGAGTGGCTACTGTAACGGAAACGGCCCAGGATAGAGGTATTGCTACTGGCGGTTCTAATGTCACTTGTATAGATACAACCAAAGCCTGGATTGTAAATCATTTCATAGGCGATACTTTGGAAGTGACTATTGATGAGGTTGAATATCACAGTCTTATCACGGCAAATACAGCTAATACCATAACGATGAATGTAATCGGCGCAGTTGTTGTCGCCGGTGCTCCGTATAAAATCATCAGCGCAGCTGGCGCAGAGTCGACTATCGCTGATGGGGCTGATGTAACCCAAGGAGCAATAGCTGATGCCATCGTGGCAGCCGGGGCGGCTGGAACTAATTCAGCCAAGTTAAGGCGGTTAACTTCAGACTTAGCAGGGGTGTTACTTGATACCGCTGATATTGAGACGGCTACTGAAGCTATTAATACGGCTTTACAAGCTGGTGGAATAACTCAACTACAATTAGCCGCTCTTTTGACCGGAGTAATCTTGGCAACCGGGACCAATGCTATCGGTAGGGTCGGTCATGATGTCACCGGGATAGCTGATAATAGGCGAGTGGTTGTTGCCGCTGGAACAAGGCTTACTTTGGTGGCAGCTACTATACCGGCGAAAGCGGTTACTATTACAGCCGAAGATAATAATACTGGTGTGATAGTTATTGGAGGAGCTACTTGTGTGGCAGCATTAGCCACAAGACGCGGCACTCCTTTAGATTCTGGGGACAGCGTCACTATAGCTTGTGACGACTTAGTTGATATATACCTGGATTCAACAGTCGCTGGCGATGGTGTAACCTTTACTTATATAACATAGGAGTTGGATAAACATGAATATTTTAAGTATAAATAGAACAGCGAAAGCGGTAATTGCAGCCTTA